CCCGAGGGCATACACGACCGGGGCCTCCGGGACGATCGTGCCGCCGGTGTTCCCACCGGTAGTGATGTTTCCGCCGGCTTCCTTCTGGGTCTCCGTTTTTGTTGCCCTCGAGGAGAGGGTCCCGACCTGGCTCAGAATCGTGGGATAGGGGCGGCCGAACTGGATCTCAACCTCGTATTTTTGCGAACCCCAGGATTCCTTGATTTCCGTGATCCGGATATCCTCATCCGTCTCATAAGCGCGGAGCGTGGCGACGTCGCCCAGATCGTAGTCGGTTCGGTACTTGAGCGGCGAGTAGGAAAGGACCTGCGCTTCGGAGACAAGAATCGTCTCCCCGAACTCCGTGAGCTTTCCCTCCCCCCGGGTGATGACGCCGGCCTGGGTCTCGAGGTCGGAAGCGTCGACGAAGATCTCGACTCGTTCAATGTCCTCAGGTTCGGATCCGCCAGCATACACGGTCTCAAGGATCCTTTCATCGCCCGTGCCCGGACCGCCGGCAATGCAGAGGTTCGCGTAATTGGCATCCGTGTCTTTGACCTTGGCTTCTTTTAGCGTGTCGTAATCGGTAGAGAAAATGGCGCGGCCATTCACTGACTGGGATCCCCGACGGTCCACGCCAACGCCAACCTCAAAGATAAGCTGCTTCCCTGACGCATCCAGTGTCACGAACCAGCCGAGATCCCCGGCCTGCGAGATGGTGGTGAGGATGTCCCCCAGATTATCATACCGGGCGGAGAGCGCGTAATCGGAACCGCGGGCCTGGTCCGCGGTGAGCGAAAGGGCCGCGAACTGCCTCTTGGCTGCGGCCGTCGGACCGCATTGATCGGAAATGACCGCCTTCATCACCGTTTCCGCTTTATCGGTCATTGCCCAGACGTCGGATGACGTCTGGGGCCAGATGAGGCGCCGGCGGAAAAGGGCCTTGAGCTCAAATCCTTTTACAATCATTTTCTGCGAGCCCTTGCCTTCTGCCCCGATCTCGCTTTCAACTTCCGTGATAATCCCCGCCTTATAAATGTCGTTTCCAATTTGGACGATGCGATCACGCTGGAACTCCGTGGCGCCGGTGATGTTTTTATTGATTTCGATCGTGAATTCTCCGATGTCGAACCAGGAACGGGAGAAAAACGCGGAGGCTTCGGTCTCGACGGCGGCGATCCAATCGATTGTCAGTCCGTTATAGATATTGATCAGCATCCGCAGTACCTCGAATACCATCCAAGATCTACGTATCCGGAATCAGTCCCGTCTTCGGTATAGATGACGGAATTATTTCCGGGCAAGAGCTGCAGGAAGGTCGATCCCGCATCGAGGAGGTTCATAATATTGGTCGTCGTTCCCAGATGGGTGAATGTGACCGACTTCAGACCGAAGGCCGTGTTGATATTCACCGTGTCGCCCGCGGCGAGGGTTTTCGTCACTTTGATATACGTGGATCCGATCGCGATTTTTGGATTGGTGCAAGGACCGGTCACCACGATCGTCATAGGGGTCTGATAGTCGCCGGCATTGACGCAGGTCTCCGTCGCCCCGCGCGCGATGTTCTTCGTCGATTGCGTGATCGCATACCAGAATGGATCCGGGCAGACGATTTCCAGGTGGTACTTCTGGAACGGTTCGGTAAAAAGCTTGTTCTTGAAAACGAGAGACTCGATGACCGCGGTCGCCCAGTAGGATGCTGTCCCGTTATAATAAGTGAGCGTTCCTTGTCCGTTTTTCGGATTGAACGCGATCTCCATCGTTCGTTTAAATGCATTAATGATCGCCAAATTATTCGCGCACCTAATCAGGCCATCGACGACGATCTCGCGCTCCCGGAAGAGAAGATCAATGTACGAAACGCCGTCCTGGAAAGGTGCTTTTTGCGATTGGATTGCTGCCTTGGCGGGACCCAGGCCTTCCAATGCTTCGATGAGGTAGTTGTGGGGATTGACGGCGCCTAGAGTGATACTGTTCGCCCCGTTTACATAAAGCAGTGTTCTCATGCGACGTGCCCCTTGAAGCGCATTTCCCGCATTGATCGGCGGAAAAGCCGATCGGCCTCGGCAGGATCAAGCGCTTTCGGTGAATTGAAATTGAATGTATTCCCCGAGTTCCCCAACATCTGTTTGGTTTCCTGATTGTTGACGATCTGGGTACCAGCCGGAAGACGCCTAAGCTCAGGGCCCTGTTCGCCGACAAGGGCGAGACCATCGTAAGGCATAGTGCCACCGGCGGCGAAAGAGGGCATTTTCGGTTCGTTGTAGGCAACCACCGCGACCTGGGCGACGCCGGCGATGGCAGCGGCCGCGCCGGCGATGATTCCGGCCGGCACAAACGGCTGTGTCGCCAGACCGCCGAGGACGGCCAGGGCGGCAGTGGCGATTGCATTGACCAGCTGGATCTCCCAAGCGGCATGCGCGGCGTCATATTCGATCTGCGCCTGCTGCCTGGCGGCTTCTTCTTGAGCCGCTTCACGTTGCGCCTGCGCCTGCTCTTCAATATTGAGGATGGCGAGCTCGCGTTGTGCCGCATCCAGCTGCGCCTGTAAGTCTGCCTTTTTCTGAGCGTTGGTTTCGGCCGCGATCGCTGCCTGCAGGTCTGCGATCTTCTGCTGCAGGCTGCGCTTCTTCGCGCCCCGGTCCGCATCGTATTGCTTGAGCTGCTGGTCTTCCTGTTCATCGATCGCATCGAGCTGTTGATCCAGCGTGTCTTCGACCTGCTGTTTTAGATTGTCGTAATAATTGGAGATGGCGGTCCCGATATCGGACAGAACCGACTTCATGGTATTGCCGACCGTCTGGGCCGCATCGATCCAGGCCTTGAGAGTGTCCTGGGCCGCCTTCTTGTTGATCTCAGCGATCTCCTCGCCCTGGTCAGTCTCGAGGCGTTTGAGCTCCTCGGCGTATTTCTGCTCGACAGCCTGGACGTTCTCGCCCTTCTCCCGGGCCTCGGCAACGGCAAGCTCCCGCTCTTTGGCGAGCGCCTGCTTCAAGTAATTGTATTTTTCCTCGAGCGTTTTGGCGTTGGCAGCGGCAGCCTTGAACGCCTCTGATTGCGCCTTTAGGTTCGCCTTCTCCGCATCGGTAAGAGCTTCCACGCCATCATTCAACCAGTAGATGTTTTTCGCGAGCTCTTTGACCTGCTTTTCCGGTTCCGGATCCGCGAAGGTTTTAAAGGTTTTTTCCAGATCTTTCCGTAAATTGGCCGCTTCCTTACCGGTGGTCGTGGCAAGATCGATGATCCGATCTTTCATCCCCTCCCACGTGTCTTTGACGTTATTGACGAGATTGACGGCGAGGCTCTTCCATGCGTTCCCGGCAGATTCAGCCTGCTTGTTGAAGATCTCCCATTTCCCGGTGATGAGGGACGCGAAAAAGGCCGAGATGAGCTTCCCGGATTCCCAGGCCGCCTTGCCGATATCGATGATCAGCTGGATCGCGGTTTTCAGGACCTGCCCGACATTGAAGAGGATCATGCCGAGGATTTTGAGCGCGCCGACCATGATGGTCAGGGCGTCATTATTGTCCTCCGAACTCATGAATAATTCTTTGAAGAGATTGATAATCGGAGTGAGGATCGCCTCGATCATCTTGAAGACATTTTCAACGAGTGCTTTTCCGACCGTCCAGAGGATCTGGAAGGCGACGGCCACTCCGCCAATTATCTTCTGGATGAGAACAAGATTTTCTTTTTTATCCAGGAATGCATTGACGGCGATGACGATTTTATTCAGCGCTTCCACTATCGGTTTCGCGATTGTGGTGAATAGCCCGCCAAGCTTCTCCTTGAGTTCGTTTAGGTTGCTCTGCAGGGCCATGACCGCGCCGCCGAAAGTATTGCGCAGCGCCGCGGCCGTTCCTCCATAGCTCTTCTCGAGCTGATTGAGGATTATTTTTTGAGCGCCCATGAGATCCCCGGATCGCTGCAGCTGCTCAACCATCTTTTTCTGGTCATCGGTGAAGAGCACATTGATGGACCGAAGCGTCCGCATGGCGGCGATCGGGTTCTCGAGGGCGCGGCCGACCACCTGGGCGACGCCGGCGAAATCCCTTCCCAGGGCCTGGGCGGTGTCGAGGATGGCCGCCGTCGCGCGCGGGAAGACATCCTTCCCGATCGAAGTGAACCGAAGGAGAAGCGTCTCCGTTTTGACGATCGTATCGTCTTCAATTCCGGTGACAGTTTTAAGGTTTTCAGCAATGCTATTAATTGCTTTAGCGGAGAGGCCGGCGGCCTGGCCGGTAGACTGGAGAGCGGCATTAAGCCTGACCTGAACCTGCTCGTGTTCCGTCGCTTCTTTGACGGAATCCTTGACCTGGTTGACGAGGAAATTGAAAGCTTTCTTGAGGACGTCGACGATGAGAGCGCCTTTCACAAAAGCGCCGGTCATATTCTCCGTCTTCTTGGTCGCGCCCTCGGCCCCGTCGCCGAATTGTTTCAGGTGCCCCGATGCCGCCTCCAGATTGGCCTGGAGGTTCGAGATATCGGCTTTTATTTTTACGACAAGCTCATTGATATCCAATGGTCAGCCATTTCTCTTCTCCTTCAAAAAAATCGTCCGTCGACGTCGATGACGCCGTCCTCCGTGCTCGCGGGAAGGCTTGGCTGCGCAGCTTGTATTTTCGCGTTCTCGATTGCTTTCCACTTTTCAATCATCGCGATCAGCTTCCGCGGCGTCATGTCCCAAAACTGTTCATCCGTGTAATTGAGAATACGAGCCATCGTCAGCAGGTAGTCCCAATCCCAGTCTCCCTCTTCCTCCTCCCCGCTCAGGTAGGGTTTTCAGGTTTCTCCGACCCCTGCGGGAGGCTCTGGCCCACTGCGGTGATGATAATATTCGGCAATCTCATGAGATCGTTCATATCGATCAGCGAGGCAAGGTCCTCAACCTTGATCGATCGATCCTTCCACATGACCCCGGCATAGATAAAATCGATCAAGGCATCGAGCGATCCGGCGTCAAGGGTTTTGATCTTCTCCTCATCCAGTTTCTGAAGAGCTGCGACGACCGATCCGTACTTCTTTGCGAGGAAAGCGAATCCCGCCAACGTGAACTTGAACTCGAATTTCTTTCCACCGAATTCGACCTCAAAGGTTTTTGTTGTGATGTTGTTGATGTCTCCCATGGTTTTCTCCTTCAAATGAAAATAGGGGGCGGGAATACTCCCGCCCCGAAAAGCCTACTTTTATGTCCAGGCGATTTCCTTGCACGTGGGCGTGCAGGCAACCCCGGAAGAATCTCTGACGCCCGCGGTGACCATGGCGACGATATTGTCGCTCGCGGTGATGGCGGTCGTTGGGGTGAAATAGCAGACGACCGTGGTCCCGTTCGCGCCGATCACGAATGTGCCGGGCAAGAGGACCTCATCGTCGTCGGTAATGTTGATGATGAAGACGTTGGCCGCGTTCAGGGCCGAGATCCCGAAGGACGCGCCCGAGCCTTTCGAGAAGGTGAGCTTGAGATCCCCGGCATGAGTGGTCGTACCCTGGGCGAGCGCCACGGAGAGCGCCGTGACGTCGGCCGTCGGCAGCGTGACCTGGGTGAAGAAGCTCGAGAGCAGACCTGCGGCCGCAGCGTCGTCGGTCCGGAGCCTGAACCGCCAGGATTTGTTCGAATCCAGGGCGACGAAGAGGCCCTTGAGCGTGACGTTCTGCAGGGTGATGCTGTCTTTCTTCGTCTCGTAGGTGTCCTGGGGCTTCAAAAAAATGCCCTTGTAGAGCCAGAAATAATCGTACACCTTGCTTCCGGAGTACTTCCCGGCCCTGAGAGCTTTGAACCCGATCGCGACGAAGGGGCTTTGATCATCGGCTTTCTCGTCGATCGCTCCGTTCGCGTATCCATGCCCGAGCAGCGCGGCATAATTCGCCTGCGAAATGTCGGCGAGCTCGAAATCGAGATCGATTTTTCCGATCGTTTCGGCGGCCGTCGACGGCTTGTCATCACTGAAACCAACGACACCGCTGCCGTTCGGGTTCACTACGATTTTTGCCAGGTTGGCGAGCGCCACTGGCGTGCCATAGGTTGGAGTTCCCCCGATTACGTCGGTATCGGCGTCAAGGATGGCGTATACGAGGTCACTCGCTCCAATTCGTGGTCTTGGCATATTATCCTCCTATAAATCTTCCGCCGTCATAATGCGGCGGTATCGCAATACCCGGTGATTCATATTCGCATCCGGGTCTGGCACGTCCGAGCTGAACTCGCAATGCCATAAAACATTTTCAAATAATTGATCGAGTCGCTGTATGATCTCGGTGGTGCTCTCGCCTATTTGCGTGTAAACATCCACCGTAATGACCGAGTCTCCCGCCTGCGGCGCATCATCGTAATATCCGGTCGCCGGCTGATTCGTTTCGCGGAACAGGATCATGGGTGTGATCGTGATCTTGTTCGGGTAAGTGGCCGTGATCTGGTCTACGGGTACGAGCGTGAGGAGCGTTGCATCCGTCGAGAGCATGGTGTAGATCGAACTCTTCACGTCCAGCATTTATTCGCCTTCCATTTCGTTCATGGCTTCCGTGATCTTCTCCATGACCTGGTCGTGCATGAGTTCTGCGGCCGGATTGAGGACCGGGTAACCGGTCGGCATTTTCGAGGTCCCTGTCTCCAAATAAAGCGGGTATGGGGGATCTGACAGGGCGACCCCGACGATCCCGATGATCTCATCCCCGGTGTTTTCAAGCCGGTGCGTGATCGCGTTCCTATACATTCCTGATTGCACGTGTGGAGGCGTCCCTTGGTGCGGGGCATCGTGCTCACCATGAAGAAACATGCTCTTCGCCTGGCTTTCGATCATCATGGCGCCATCGAGGACGGCTTTCCCGACTTTCGATTTCGTCCGGTCCCCATATTTCCGGAACTTAGCGAGAAGATCGGTGACCTGGGTGCGAATATCGTCATCCATTTGTCGCATACCCCGAGAAGATGATCGTCGCCGGGCCGGCGCCGCTCGTTTTCGTGAGTGTGCCCGCGGCCATGGGCAGGCCCGGGAAGTTCGTCTTTATTGTCCCCGCGATGTTCGGGGATGTCCCGGTCAGGGAGGTGCTGATCACGGTGAAACTCATGGAGTTATTCCCGTACACGGCCCCGGATGAAGGAGAAGTGGAAAGACCGGAAACCGTGAAAATGATCTGCACGCTCCCTTGAACCGGAACGAGAAGGACTTCGGTGTGCCTCGGCCATGGATTGATGCCGCGAATATCGTACCAAGTCGAATCGACAAGGACCCGGTTTCCGTAAACCAGATATGCATTCGCGTCGCAAAACATTTTCTTGACGTCAGAGGCCAGGGTCGAGATCCCGTACGTCTGCAGCTGGGCCTGGGTGAGATTCGCCGGCTGGACATCGGTAGAGAGGGTATCGGCGAGTGCGTAGGTGGTCGTGACCTGGCCTTCGGAATTCTTGCCATGGGTGGCGCTGAAAATGTAGGCAGTCTTCCACTGAATCATGCGAGCACGAACCTCCCGTACTTGGCGATGATGCGAGCGTAGTCTTTCTGCATCTCGGAATTGAGCGTGAAGCTGATCCCGCCCTCGCTGTAGTTCTTGAGCCCATGGAGCTGGCGCTTCGTGTTGTAGTACTGTTCCGCGACCAGCTGGTCGACCAGGCCGGAGAGATCGATGGGAAGGGAATCAAGCGCGCCAGCCGAATAATGCGTGTCCGCCGGGCCGTACCATCCGGCCGTGTAGACGACCTCGATGCTGCGCTTGCCGGCGACGGGGTCATTCGTGAGTCCCTGGACGTATTCCAGGCCTGACCACCCTGTCGGCCGGTAGAGCCTGCCCGCGGCAGCGTCCTCGCCGCTCATGAAAAAATCGACGTCGATCGTGAGCGATACTCCGTCGTCAGTTACCACGGGATCCGCCGCGATGGGGAAGTTTTTCAAAATCAGGAGTTGCCGATTATTGGGCACATAGAGCTCGTCGTAGTCGTCTCGGATTGGATTGTGATGCAAGTCCTGCATCACCGTCGCGCTCACGCGCTCGATAAGGAGCTCGAAAAGCGTGGTATCCGTTCCGGAGGCTACCCCTGTGATCGCCTGGGCGTTGGCGAGAGTGGTCATTGCTTGCAGGCTTAAAGCCATCGGCTACTCCTTTAAAAGGACGGGGCCGAAGCCCCGTCCTTGAGTTTCTTTTTCCCTTTAGCCCTGGGAAACGGCCGCGGTGACCGGCTCGACGTTCGCTTCACCGAACACGAGGTCCGCCGCGATGAAATTCTTCGGCGTGGTCCCGTTCGTGTAGGTGATATCGATGTAGATCCGGACGTACCGGTTCGCGCCCCGGAGATCCACGTTGTAGTACAACGTGGTCTTCGACTTCACGTCGGCGGCCGCGGCCAGCGTCACGTACGTGGCATTGGTCACGTTGAACGCCTGTTCCTCCGCGTCCTCAATCCGGATGAGGGCGACCGCGGTATCCGGGGTGCCGCTTGACGCTTTGACGTTTACGACTGCGAGCAGGGAGTCGTATCCCTGTCGGTCGATGACGTCACCGGTGATCGCCGTTCCGCTGGATTCCTCGGGAACGAACCCGGCGATGGCATATACGTTGGAAAGTAGCTGTTTCTTCATGCTTCAGTTCCTCTCTTTCTCGTGAGAGCTTCGCCGGCCCGGATCCGGGCCGGCTCTTGCTCATCTCCTCACAAACTCTTGACTTACGCCGAGAGCTGGTAGGTACCTTTGATGAAGGCGGTCGTGTGCCGGATGTTGAAGTCCACGACCGTGAGGGCGCGGATGACGGTCTGGTCCTGCGCAAACGCGCTGACCAGGGTACCGGTTCCGTCGTCGTACGACGCTTCCTTCGACGCCACAATCTCCATGGCGAGCTGCTCGCCCCACAGAAACTCGTTGAAGTCCCCAAAGAAGAGATCCGTGTACATGGTGCTGCCATACCCAGTCGGATTGGTGACCGGGATCTGGTTGCAGACCACGTAGGGGAAACCCAGGAGTTTTCCCGCGCTCATCTCATCACGGTAGATGTAGGCGCCGGTAGTGGTCTTCAAGTTAAAGAGCCAGCTCCATACATAGCCGCCGAAGATCCAGCCGCAGCTGACCATCGGAATATTCAGAGCCATGAGCTGACCGATGATCTGGCCGGGGATATCCGCGGTGAGTTTCGTGGTCGAGCTGCCCAGTTTGTTCCCGGACACGACCAGGTTGTTGAGGCCAAACGGCTGGTACGCGGTGCCCAGTCCGTACATGGCGGCGTAGTCGAGACCCAGTTGGAGCTGGATGACGACGTCATTGGTGACCCAGAGATCGGCCGCGAGCTCGGCGGAACGGAGTAGGTCGTTCGAAATCGGGACGAGACAGCCGCCCTTCTTGCCGGACAGCTTCACGTTTCCGATCGCCGGCTGCGTCTTTGGAACGACTTTACTCTCACCGATCCAAGAGAAGGTCGACCCCGTATTGAGCCGCGGGATGTTCGCGTTGCCGTTCGGCATGGGCACGATCCGCGCGCCGAGCTTTTTCACCGCCAGGCGGGAATAAAGGAGCGGGATCATGTCTGCGATGAGAATCGAGGGAACGGTGTACCCGCCCTCCGACGGCACCGTGACGCCCAGAGCCTTGCCGACGGCTTCCTGGATCATCTTGTCCTTCGGGTACATTTTCTTGATCGCATCGACCGCCGGGCCGGCGCCGATCATGTTTCCCAGGGAGATACCTTTGACGAACCGGCCAAACTTCACGGCCGCGATCTTGGTCTCCTTATCGAACCCCGAGAGTTCTTTGAACCCGTTGACCCGGAGCTCATCCGCCGGCTCCGGCTGGCCGAACATCTGCTTTTTGTCATTGATGCTCTTCTCGAGCTTGCCGATTTCCGTGTCGATTTTCTCGTTCACGCTATCGGCGATCTGTTTCATTTCCTCTTTCGTGAGCATTACTCTTTACCTCCGTTTAGGAAAGATTTGAAAGTAGCGATGTCGAGAGCGTCCTTTTCCGGTTTCTCGCCGCCGGAATCGTCATCGGCCGGCTCATCGCCGTCCCCGGACGATCCTGATTCGACGAGCGCCTTGATGGCCTCGATCGCATTGTTGTGGTGCAGGGACGCCTCCGCGTGCGACTCCGATGCCTGCTTATGCAGGTCGTGGCTTTTTGCCAGGGCCTTGTTGCATTTCGCGAGGTGCCCGGAAATCGCGGCGAGGGCTTCTTTTGTCCTTTTGGACATTCCCTTTTCTTGGGTGTTGTTGTCCGGCATGGTTTTTCCTCCTACCGCTTGCTCGATCAATTGGAGACTTTTTTTATCTATGCTTTTTTCCAAGGCCGCCAGCCGCAGAGCGTTTGGATTTGAGGGCACGGGTACGGCTGATAGCTCGAGGAGCTCTTGCTTGGTGATGTCGTTGCCGCCGAGCTGTTTCCCGTTTTCATCAGTCCGGGGCTGCCAGGCTTTCGGCTTCAGTCCGACGCTGACCGCGTTGATGTAGCCACCGCGGTACATGAGATAGAGCGTGTCGCAGAACTTGACGTGCTCGGCCGGGTTATCCGGAGTGCTCGAGATCTCCTCCGGGGTCGGGAACTGGATATCAAAGATGAGGGCCTTGAGCGCCGTGTCGTGGAACAGGCTCACGCATTTTCCGACCGTGAGCGTGTGATACTCGTGGGCCCAGAGGAAGACGGGATTCTTGAGATAGTTTGCGGTTTCCCATCCATCAGCGTGAAGGATATCGCCGTCCCGATCCTCCGTCTCGTCGGTGGCGATGAACCGGAGGATCCGTTTGGCCGCGTCGATCTCCTTGACCATGACCCGAAGCTCGCGGTGCTTGATGTCGCCGGCGGACTTCCCGTTCCGCCAAATATTCAGGCAGGCGGCGACGGCCACGTCATGCGGCTTTCCATTCCCCTGGAGCTCGGACACGCAGGCGTGCATGAACGCCGCCTGAGTCTGGTAGTCGGCCGGGTTGCATTTCGTGATGATGTCGCTCACTTTTTTCCTCCAGTAATTTCGCCATTCAGCAACTGTTCCAGCGCGATCCTTTGTTTCGGGCTCTTATAAAAACCGGCGATCCTCAGCTTGATCGCCTGCCAAAGAGACATCTCGAAATTGATTTTCATGGTCGTTTTTATTACGAGTGGTCCTACCATCGTCCTTTCCTCCTATTCGATCACCGGGTACAGGGTGCACCGGCAATTGCAGATATTCTCAGGCCCGCCGTCCGGATCCCCTGGGAACATGAGCTGTTTCCCGGTCCGCGGCTCCACAAACGGCTCCTCGATCGGTATTTCTTTCTCGTGCAGGCTGATGTGATCAGTCTGGTCTTTCTCGTTCGCCCCGCGAGCTCGATCATCGAGAGTGGATAGCCAGCCTTTCTTTGGCACGCCTTCGGAGGCGTAGAGCAGCAGCGAACCTTCGTTCATCGAGCTCATGCTCTCGGTCCGGGCGATCGTCAGGGCCCGCCAGGCGCTCGCTTCCGCCCCATCCAGGCTCTCGTATTCCGCTTTCACGCGGTCCTGCAGGTGACGCTGGTCTTCGCCGGCGGCGATTCCTTCCTCGAGGCTGGCCCGCAGACGTTCCCGGGTCGTTTCGTTTATATTCTTGGCGGCCGCTAGCCCGCGCCGGCGGATCTTCTGCATGAAAATATCCTGATAGGTCCCGAACTCGAATTCCGTTTCTCCGCTCGCCGGCCGTTCACGCTTCTCGAGTACGTCCGAGATTGCCTTTGTCCCCAGGAGATCCTTCCCCTTATCCCAGCCGGCCTTGATGGCCTCGATCCAGGCGGCCGTCAATTTCTCGATGAGTTTCTCGTCGCTCTTCTGGGTGAAAACGTCATCCAGTGCCCGCATCGCCGCGGCGGCGGCGGAAAGGCCGTTCTCGCCGTTCTTCCGGATCATTTCCTTGAGTTTCTTCTGTTGGATTCCTGCGAAGGACCGGACCGAGGCCATGAAAACGGGCTCGAGGCTTGTCGCGGTCGTGTCCATCACCTTCCAGTGCGCGGCCTTCTGTTCGGCCGATAGGACGGCCTTCGTGATGGCCTTGGCGGGCGGTTTTTCTTCAGGTTCTTCACCGGGCGCGCTGGCGGCTTCTTCCTCATCCTCCTCGGCCGGCTTCGCTTCCGGCTGCTCGCCTGCAGGAGGTACGGTGGGCTCAGGCGGTTTGTCAACGTCCGCCAGAGGAACGACGACCAGACTGATCGGCCGCAGAAATACCTTGCCTTTTTTCCCTGGCAGATTTTCGAGACCGAGCGCCTGGCGGTACTCATCCAACATCACGGCACCCTTCGCCATTCCGTCGCCCATTTTTTTGATCAGCGTCTCTTCGTCCTCCGGGACGACGTTATCGAAAGCTCCGATGATGTCGTCACCCCAGAGCGGAACGACCTGGCGGTTGTACATGGATGCCCGACGATCAAGACGCGGTTTGAGGACCTTTTTCGCGTAGAGATAATAGGCGCTATCGATCGTCGAACGGTTCGAGTTCTCGAGGATCCCGAAGAGCTCGGGCGGAACCCCGTAGTGCTCCTTGCAGGCGTCCCGGAGATACCGTCGGGATTCGGTCATGTCCATCTCGCGCGGCGATTCGACGAGCTTGTTGACTTTCGGATCGAACCCGACGAAAGCCGGCTTCCGGGCCTTTTTGTATCCGCCGTACCGAGTGATCCATTGTTCCGCGAACGCCTCAACCTGTTGGTCGCCGGCGCCGATGAGCCCAATGAGCAGCGGCGGGATGGCGTCGTTGTAGAACAGATTTTTCTGGTACTTGGCCGCGAACTCATCGGCCTCGAGCTCGTCACCCACGGCCTCCGATCGGCCGCGGCCCCGGCCGTAGGGTTTCGTGATATCGGGGTTCTTGAACCAAACCATGTCCAACGGATCCACATCCACCTGGCGCAGGCTGACGTTGCCCATGGGCATGACGCTGAACACGTTCCGATTGACCGTCGGCGTCCAGAGCACCCAAATGGACGGCAGCGCATAAGCTTCCACCGGGGCGCCCTTCGTGTTTTTCCGACCGAGCCACCAGAACCCCTCGCCGATCAGATCCATGTAGACCTCTGTGAGGTAGCGAAGATACCAGCCATCGTGCTCCGAAAGCTGTGGCATCGGATTTTCCCAGAAGTCGTAGAAAGGATGGCTCACGATCGGCTCGGCGGTTTTTGGCGATTTCAGGAACTCGGCTTTTTTGTACAGCTTGAAGGGCGTGCTGGCGATGTCCGTGGCGATCATATCCACGGAATCGAGCCGCGGGTTCGTATGGAACGCCTCGAGCCAGTCGATCTGATTACGCTTGGGCGCATAGGACCACCGAGCCCTGAAATGATCGCCGACCCGCTCGCCCGTCTTGCCACGACCGCCCGTGAAAGAATCGGTCCAGTAGGAACCCGTTACCTGTTTGCCGAGGCGCTGGAAAAATCTGCCGAGATTATCTCTGATTCCCATTTTTCCCTATTCCCTTGTAGATGACGCCCTGCGGTCCCTGGTAGATCTCAGGCTGCGGCGGGCGGTTGATTCTCCGAAGCAGGTCTTTCCAGTCCTGTTCGGTGAAGGCGACTGGCTTGCCGTTGCTGTCGAAGGCCTGAATAGTTAACACGACTTCCTCCTTCACCATAGATGGAATGTCCGCTGCCGGATGAACGTCTCCAGCCCGTACCTGATCGCGTCCGGGGAATGATTGTTCTTGTCGAGCGGGATCGGGAGCGGTTCGTTCGTCAGCTTGTCGGTTTTGAAGGCGTAGGTTTTAAAATCATCGATCGTGTGTTTGCACCGGGGATGGATGACGATCTTCTCGAAGCTTCGGATAAACTCAATCCCTTCTTCCACGCTGCCCGGCCACTTCTCCGCGGCTACGACGTCGAGCCCATGGTTCCGCAGGTAACTGATGGTCTCCGGCCGGGAATTGTCGGCACGGATCCGCCAGCGCCGGGCCGTCTCCATGGGCATGAACAGCGCCGGCAGGTCATTGATCTCGACGCCGACGCCCCAGCACTCCTGATCGATAAAGAGGGTTTTCCCTGAGATATAGAACCGGACCAGGACCGTGGGATCGATCGCAAAGCCGAAATCGAGGCCGTGGTAGAACTGAGCATCCGCCGGCGTTTCGAATTCTTCGACGACGAACTTGCCCCGGAAGATGATGGCCTCGCTCATTTTCCGGCACTGCCCCTCCCAGATCCAGAGGTATTTTTCGTAATCCGTCCGCTTACACCACTCCATCTCCCGGCGGCTTACCTCGGGAAAGTACGGATTGTCGCGGTAGGTGAGGTGCTTCAGGATCGCATCGTCGGGCTTGTTGGTATGAAAGCGCTTATAGGTAGGGTCTGTTTCGGCATCCGGATTGTATTTGATCCAGATCTCGCTGTCTTCTTCCCGGATCGTCGGGATCAAATAGTCCCAGGAATCCTCGCTGATGCGCTGCGCCTCTTCGACGTAGCAGATCGTGATCCCTTCTTTCGATTTCACCTCTGTCACGTTCTGCCAGAGACCGCAGAACATGAACTCGGAGCCGTTGACGGAATAGATATTCGCCAGGGTGATGCTGAAATAATTGGTAAGGCCGTAGCCTTGGATCAGATCGCAGAGGAGCTTGTGAACGGAATCCTTGATCGATTTCTGGATCTCACGTGCGCAGAGGATCCGCTCCTTTCCCTGCAACGCGCGCCGCAAGAGGCCGCGGCAGTATGAATGAGAGCCAGCGGCGCTCCGGCCGGTCTCCGCGACTTTGAAGCGGGCCGGTTCGTCGAGGAAGGCGTAGGCTGCCGGGATCTTGATATTGACCTGCAGTTCGTCCTGGACCGCCGTCATTTCTGGTCCCCTGCTTTCACGTATTCGACGATGATCCGGAGCGGTCTCGGGATCAGCGGATTATTGGGATCACCAGAAAGCTCGTGGCGATCCTTCCACCCGAGCTGCTTCAGCGAGAATATGCAGCCGGTGGAGACATTGGGGATTCCAGAGACCATGCGCTTTTCGAGATTCGCTTCTTTTTTGTCCTGCAGCCTTTTTATAGTGTCCGATAATTCCGGCCACTCATAAAAACGCTGGCGAGGGATATAGTTCTTGTAGGCGAACTCGGCGAGGATGGGGATCGAGGTGCGGTTGATGTAGGCATCGAGACGGTCCCGGATGTCGGCGATGATCGCCGGGGTATACTC